GATCCTGTGTATTTCCAGGTTTTTGTTAGATTTGTTGGAATATCGTCAAAGTGTAACTTACCATCGACATATATACCGACACATTCCGATTTATCATCCAACGTTTGAAATATCAAGGTTCCTCCGCATCACGTCTTGCTTTCTGTTGTATACTAATATAACTCATTGAGCCGCGATAGTCAAATGGTTTATTTAAAATTCTTTCAAAATTATATAAACTTCTTCCAACGCCATGAATTCTATACAATGCAATGCTATCTGAAATTAATTTGTCCTGTTCGTGTGGTTGAAATTCTGACTCTTCTTCTAAAAAACGAATTTTGAGATATAATTCTAAAAAATATATATCGCTAAAATCTTCACTTAATTTCCCCTTCGAATAATCAACCGGCACAACAACCTTGGTGACAGTTCTTCCGTTGCACTCTTCATTTATCAATATCTTCTTCGGCTTTAGTTTATTATACAGGTTTAATAATAAAAATTTAAACTTTTTATAGTACCCAACGTGGGCTGGGATATATGCTGATTTTATAATATCATCCAACGATGTCAAAGTGCCATAATTATATTTTTTAGAATATTCTAACATTATCTCAGAGCCGATATCAGCAACTATTCTCCAAGGAATAAGTTTATCCACCACAAATCCATATGAATTACAGGCATTTACATAAAAATCCCAATTTACACTTGAAATAAAGTCGCTTATCTTCTCAGCATCGTTGGTTGGATCCAAATCTGCTATTTCCACAACTAAAGCGGAACAATTAATAGGACAAAACCGGCTCTTCATATACGCTGGCTTTGTGAATGGATAAGATTTCACAAACGCTGGCAAAAGCACCATAATTTCTCTCATAAATTCACCAAAATCTTTAAAAACAATTTGCTTCGAATTAAATTGAGATGCCAAGGCAGCAAAAACTGAATCTAGATAATCTAAATATTTTCTCTTTGGATCTTCATATGCTTTATAGGCTGTCAGTTTACTTAAATATTTATCATTTGAACTTATCTTTCCAGCCATGGCACATTTATCAAATTGCTGCGATAAATCACTAAACGCTTCGGCAACAAAATTCATCACAGACACACTCTTCGAAGGATCTGCGGAATTTTTTAATTTCTTTGTGGTGCTAAACGTTTTATCAAACACCATTGGTACAAAAAACCTATCGACTCTTCCATATAACAACTTCTCACCAAAATTAAAATCAACAATGTTGCTTACATCTTCAGTGCTTATAACATAAGTTCTATAATTCTTTCTTTTAAAGAATAGATCTCTTGCATTCTCGTCGTTCGAATCCGCAAAATAATCAGACATATATATTCTCCTTTATTATAATTTCATCATTTACATATCTAGACATTTTTATATATTCCTCAATTAAAGACTAAAGCCGCCAGGGATTTCGCCGCCAGCAGTTGGGTCATCCTCTATCTTTTTCATGAAGGCAGCGACAGCAGCGCGGGTTTCTGCCAGTTCAGCACACGCTTCGGAATCGGTTGCAGTAGCGGGGGAAGTAATGTCTGTCCCGTCACCTATCAAAGCTGAATCTTTAGTATCAGCATGCAATCCTGCTACCCATTTGGCGTGGAGTTTTGTCTCTGCTCTGCCGACACCAAAAAAATGTTCTGATTTCCAAACCATACAATACCCACCAATACCATATCTCGTTATATCAGTAACAGCACCAGAGCCATAGACGGCGCCGCCTGGTAACCAGCCGCGAGGATCTACATAAATGTAAGTTCCAGGAAAAGCAGTAACAATAGGAAACGCATCAACAGTAACATCATATACCTCTAACAATTGCTCCAATCCATCATATCCTGACTGTTCAAATCTAAGTTCTTTTAAGCCGGCTGCGTCTGTTTTTTGTAGTGATATCTTTTTCACCAATCCACTATCTTTACCCATTAAATAATGGAAAATTCCATGTTCACTATCCTCGTCTATATCGCCGTTTTGTTTCTCAGTAGGCCTCACTCTGCCGGCAGAAAAAATGAAATAATTAACTTCAGCGCTGACATGTTTTTGAGTCACTGGAAGCCCTGAGACGCCAGAAATTCTTAAAATCGGCATTTGCGCTGGAGAAATATCACTGACGTTTAGTCTAAAATAGCTGTCAGATCCTTGTTGTAGAATTGCGGCTGTAATTTCATCTGGTGTGTCTTTACTCTGTTTATATGACGTTAGAGATGTTTTATTTAATCTAATCTTTTGACTTCCCTTTAATTTAAACCATGTATCGTTATTCAAATAGTTAACAATTAAATCATTAAAAAAATCATTCAAAAAAGTCGACATATTATATTTTAGATCGGCTTGTTTTAATGTTTTAAACGAAAGCCATTCCATAAAATATTTTAAAGATATCGGCAAATCGCCTAAACTGCAAAAGGTACTTTGCTGCGAACCTCTAGTGTCAACAATCTCCAATGGACCTAAAACAATACGCAACTTCTCGAATCTCTTTAAAAACTTATTTGAACTTGCCTCAGTAAGACTCTCGCCAATAGACTCCATTATAATATCCACTAAATCGCTCACATAAAAAAAAGGTAATTTAAAATTATCAGTGGTCGATATCATGTTGGCTGTAAAATTAGTCGTTTCAGAATCTCCAGATGGAGCAGCATTTGGATCGGATTCCGAAGCCATGGATTCGTTAATGCCGCTCTCAATTGCCATGTAATCTTCGGCAGAAGAAGAAGTTACCTTGCCCCGCGTTGAATTTTCACCAAGAGGGGCAGGCTGGCATGATAATCCATTTTGTTGAAAATCTTTTATAGCAGCTACAGTTAAAACCAAATACTGAAGTTTTGTCGTATTACTCCCCCATTTATCTTCTTCCATTAATTTTCTGGTAATATTTTTTATACTCTCTTTTCTCTCTGCTTTCACATCGTCTGCGAATCCTTGCTGAAGTTCTTTTATTTCATCGGCGCTACATTTTGATTTTGCCGCTAGAAGATGCGCTGTTCTTACATCTCTATTGTATAAACTTTTTTTACTAGCAAAGACATCATACTGAGATTGATCAAAAAAATCTTCAATATATGCTAAATAATTAATCGTAAACGTTACTCTTCCCATTTCGTCCATATCAAATGCATGAATCGTTGGAGTCAAATTCAATGTAATATAAGAATTATTAATTGCTTCCCGTAAATCACTACTATCAGAAGAAGGGAAATTCTTTGGCATTGCCCAGCCTACCACTGCTTTAAGTCTGAAATTAAGCTTTTTTAAATTATCTTCATGTTGTTTTTGATATGCAGCCATATTTTTATTTTTAGATTTATTCTTTACCCCTCCTGTTTTCAACGCCAAATCAACATATCTATACGCATTCTTCCATTTTGCAAATTCTTTTGCATCGCAGTCTCCTTCTCCACGGCATCTCAATAATTCTTCAAAATCATTAGCAAATATCGTTAATTTAGCAGTTATACTCTTCTTGGCCGCAAATTGATCTGTGCCGATAAAAGAAAAAGAAAAGTCTCGTATTCCAACGCCAAAACCCCTTTTATTCTTATTCTTAAAATATGAACCACCGTGCTCTCTATCAATACCGGCATAAGATGCAAAATTCATCTCTACTTGATGTTCATCGCCGTTGGTATCTTGAATACATTTAAACAATCTTATCATTGGTTGTAAATTAGAAATCTCAGCATTCTTCATTTCAAAAAATCTTTTATAATTCGGATATTGAGTTAATTTATTCATAAATGCATACGGTGTGCCGTCAACTAACAAACAAGCATTTTGCTGGGGATTGTCGCCACTATAAGGAAGTGGTTTTCCAGCATTTTTTTCCAACACATTCTTCTTGTAATCAATCAATTGACTCAAATTAGCAAATAAATAACTTTGCTCTTGGTAAGCAACAGTTGATTTGTTCAATTGCTCCTTTGTTTTTTTTGCTGCTGTTGTGGCGGCGGCTGCTGCGGCTTCCGCCAGTTCCTCATTATGCTTCTCTTCTGCTGCTTGAATCGCTTCTAAAGTATTAGAAGGAGGGATTTTGTCGGTGTCGGTGGTGGGGGGAGATTCCTCCAAAGGGGCATCTGAATCGACAACGTTATAATCATAATCGATTTCTTGTTTAATTGATTCTACTTCTGTTTCCAATTCCTCCGTAGTGGAGTAACTATCAGTGGAATATCCATAAACCTCTTCGTTTGTTTTCGAATTAACAACTTTTATTGTTGCAGCGTAACTCTTGGTACCGTCTTCTTCGTCGTATACTTCCCATGAGGTTGTTATATTTACATCTGTCGCCATAATATTATACCTTTAATATCCCAATACCGTTAAAACGTTTTCTGCATTTAGGGGGATTCTTATTACATCTCCAATTTTAATATCTGACTCTGTTGGTATTGCATTATACCATGCTATTACCCACCACAAACTAGGATCGCCATAATATGAATGCGCCAAGTTATAAAATCTATCTCCATATTTCCAGATGTGATTATTCGACATCAATTTCGCTCTATCCTTAACAGAAGGATGTTTCATCTTTTTTGTTCCATAATATTGAATAGCTTTGATCTTCCTCTTTTCACGAAGAAAATTATAATATTCACTATCATCTGTTATAATTTTATCATTTACATATCTAGACATTTTTTATATATTCCTTAATTAGAGACTAATAGGAGTCCCGCCTTTTTACCATTCGATGTCGCCTAGGCTTTTTATTGCCGCCTGGGTCGCTGCTATGCTTTCATCTTCATTAGCTTGATTATCGCCGTCACCGGAATCCGAAGCTCCTTCATCGTTAACCTCTTTGGCGGCAGATTTCGTTGAAGTGTCAGCAATTTCGACTCCATATGGAAATAAATGCTCAAATTCATTATTTTCATTCCAGCCAAGTGGAGTTTCATGAATAGGATTAAACTCTAAATTAATCTCTAATAATTTTGGAAGAATAGTGTTTTTTCCAACCGCCAACGAACCATCATCTGACTGTAAACCATGCTCAACATTAAGATTGCCTATGGCTCCCAAGAGGCCGCCCCATTTAGGATTGGGGTTATGTCGAGTTTTATAATAACTAAAATTATCATCACTTGAATAATCTCTTTCAATTGAAGACTCTGCTTGTGCTAAATTCATTACCTTTAATCTAACCAAAGGTGATTGTGATATTGTCTGGGCCGGCATATCTGCCTCAGAATCAACAATACTATATCGGGGATATAAAAATTGTATAAGCGCCTGGACTCTTCCTAAGTTTTCAAAAGCCTCTCCTTCCGAAGCAGCCGGCACTTTAAAAGCTAATGCTATTCTTCTAGTGGTATTCTTAAACATATAAATTGGATCAACTCTGCCGTATACTTTTTCCGACGCCCAATCACTACTATATGTTTCATTAAATGATGTGATAAAAGCTTTGAAATAAACAGATTTACCACTAGGAACGTGATAAAAAGATATAACCTGGTCTGCATTACCAGCTAACGCATCAGTGCCATCGACATATGTGCCCGATGATTCATCATCATATTTTGAATATTTAAAAAAATCTGTACTCATTATTTACTCCTTTAATAATACCCCATTAATGCTTTTTTACCTACTTCTTCCAACACCTCGATGGCTTCGCCTTGGAAGAATCTTTTCACATCTATGCCGGCAATCTGAAGATTCACTACAGTGGGTTGTTGGTTATTGTTGTTGTTATTTGTAGATATTTCTTTTACTGTATTAGTAACCGTGCTAGCTACGACTCTTTCAACCGTACTGATATTTAATGCGCTGGCTGTTGCTGGCGCTGCTGCTGTCGAAGGCGGACCCATAGTTAAAGCTGGCGCTGCTGTTGTTGAGGGTGTGCCCATAGTTAAAGCGGCGGCTTTGTGCATAATTGAAAAGCCAAGAGTACCGGGCGCGGGCATAACATCCCCCAGCATTGCGAACGATTTAATAAGCATCTTAAGCGGAAGAAGTGCGAGCGATATCATTTCACCTACTATATCAAACGATTCAATAAGCATCTTAAACGGAAGAAGCATTATCTGATTAGTTCGCTTAATTGCTTCACTTATTGTATCAAATGCTGCAGCAATTTTTCCTAAACCTGGCTGGAATTTAGGAAACATAACATCCCCCAACATTGCGAACGATTTAATAAGCATCTTAAGCGGAAGAAGCATTATCTGATTAGTTCGCTTAATTGCTTCACCTATTATATCAAACGCAACAGCAATTTTTCCTAAACCTGGCTTGAGTTTAGAAAACATAACACCCCCCAGCGTCCCAAGCGCTTTAATAAGCATCTTAAACGGAAGAAGTGTGAGTGATATCGCTTCGCCTATTATATTAAACGCAACAGCAATTTTTCCTAAACCATCTAGAAAACTAGATGCATATGCTTTCTTAAAAAGTGTAAAACCCAATTTTAAAAGGTCATCAATGAATTCATTTAAATTCCAATCTTGGCCTATCAAGGCGCCAAGAGCCTGTATCGCGGAAGCAATGAATCGGAACGGGGTTATTATATATTCGAATAAGATTCCCCCAAGCATTTGGAATCCATCAATCTCGCCTTTGAGCGCTGCATTGAGTAATTTAAAAACTCTTGTCAACATGGTGGCGACTGCGAGCAATGGCAGGTACAGTACCTTCACAACAAACTTTCCAATATGCAACAGCGCCTTGAATTGGAAAACCGTAATTCCGATAATATGTGAAAATAAACCGAATTCTTCGTCTAACAGCTTAACTGTTGTCCACATCTCTTTCATTAAATCAATAAAGGGCCCAAACACTTCTATTGTTGCATCAGATAATGCAGTAAATAATTTACCTGCATCCTTGCCGAGACCAATCAGCGTACCAGAAAACATCAATGCTGATCCACTTGCTGCTAACATCCCGCCAGTTGCGGTACCGAGACCTGGCACGAACATCATCACTAACCCAACTGCCGTCATTATAGCCCCTGCTAAATATAAGAATGCAGCAACAAGAGGTTTAATAATTTTCTGGTTCTCTGACATGCTGTTCATAAGATTATTCAACATATCGATGGCTGGTGTTATAATTGGAATAAAACTAGCAAATAATGCTGAGATTTTTTCTTGAATTGTCGAAAACGCCATAGCTCGTTTTGCTGCGTCTTCATAGTCAGCTGAAGTCTTGCCTATTTCAGAATCAAGCGACTTCATGTCTCCTGCTAACATCAGGGCGAGATCTCCAACATTATCTAATCCTGCTGAATCAGCAAAAAACTTCCTTTGATAATAAGACATACTATCGAACGATAATCCAGTATCAAGAATAGAATCACGAATCATTTCGAAACGCTCAACAGGATCAGTTGCTGTCATCAATTCCATCGCATTCACAAAATTGCCACCCAGAGCAGCATTTAATTTACCAGCTTGCGTTGCTGCGCCCTCAAATGTATCAAATTTATCGGTCATGTTCAGTATCTTTTCCATTTCCATGCCGGTGATTTTGGAAGCAATTGCAAGATCTTTAAATGCTTTTTCCCCTGTTGAACCTAATTTTGCCAACTTAGGAGTCATACTAGCATACTTTGCTCCCAGTACTCCTGGGGCTACACCAATATCCGCTGCGTGTGCCGCAATTCCCAACATTACATCATCTGCTTGATTTGCCGCTACTCCAAACATCTTTGTTGTATTTTGAATGCTCCTGGCGTAATCTTGATTTGAAATTCCAAGTTTTTCTAAAACGGCGCCAGTTTTCGATAATTCATCTCTAGTTGTCGGCACCACCGTCGTAAAGTCTGTAAATGTGTTATATAATTCTTTATTTGCTTTAGATATATCTCCAACTTGAATACCATACTGTCGTGTGGCTTCATAGTTTCTTGTTATATCACGAGCAAATTCTGCCGAAGAACCGGTTGCTTTCCGAAATGCGTTTTCAGCATCTACTAATAGAAACACCAAATCTTTCATTTTAGCAAGCAGACTTCCCAATACGGCAGGCCCAGCAGCAGCGGCCAAAGAAGCCGCAAACATCAATGCAGCGCTGCCGACACCCATGAGTCCTATCTTACCACTAGAGAGAAGCGGCTTAAGTGCTTTAAACCCTGCTGATAGATTTTTAGGGCTTAATACATCTTTAAGATTACCGCCTTCTGTTACTAGTTTTCCAAATGACTTACCTAATGACTCACCTAGTTTTCTGGATTCTATTAATGCTTTTTTCTGATTTTTAAAGTTAATTTCTTGTTTTTTAGCAGCTTTTTCTCGGGCTTGTGCATTTGTTTTAACAAAACCGGTGCCGGCGTCCGCGATATTGCGTTGACGTCTTGCTTCTATTTTATATCTGGATATCTTTTCATCTAAAATGGATAACGATTTTTGTCCAATTTCAGCTTCTCCAGTTAACAACTTTCCCAATCCGCTTAATTTATCATGTTCATCATCTAATAATTTTATTCTTTCTTTATAGATGTCATTCATCTCTCGTGCTGTTTGGGCCCTTTCATAATCAGCCGTTCGAAGATCTGCGGCATCTTTTAATTGTTGCTTTTGTTTTTCGGTGTCTTCGTCTTTGACACCGGTGGCGCCGGTTTTATCGCCTAGTTTATTAATCGCAGCAATAATTGCTTTTTCGCCATCGGTGAGCGGCATAAAAGTATCCTCTTATCTTCTTACTAACTTAAATAGTTTATCATAAAAAAAGACAAGAACAAGTCTTGTCTTCTAATATCGTTAATTACATTCTCTTTGGCTGATTTTGCGGCGTTAATGTCTGAACATTCTTACCCCCGCCTTTTGATGCATTATCTATTGCTTCTTTTTCGTCTTTTAATTGTTTTATTAATCTTTCAACGAACCACTTTCTCAATCCAACCGGTAAATTATATGCCTCCGAGAAGCTCCAACCTCCTGAATATTTCAAGAAGAAGAACTGCTCATACACATTCTCCATGTATTCACCGGTCAGGCCAAAAAAAGTCCGCAGTCAGCGGAACCTCCATTTCCTGCGCATAATCACACTCAGAGCATTCGAAGTATTGAGTTAAATCAACAGTTGGGGCGGCGGCACGATATGCTGTCCTTATTTGACGAGAATCAATTGATGGAATATTATCAACTAAATGATTAATGATTTTAGCAGACTCTTGACCGTTAACCGCTACAATCATATTTTTCAATTGTCTGGTTACACTTTGTTCATTCTTTCTCTTTTTATCTGATTGCAATCCATCTAACATTGTTTTTTCATCTCTTCCGGTTAAAAGTCTAAAAGTCACAGTTAAATCTAATCGTGGTAATATTGTATTAAAAGTACCATCACCATTATCAGTAACATCTTCATTATTTTCCACTTCTTCACCAGTATATACTTTAAACTCATCAAGGTCAAAGCTATACCTTTGATTTTCGGCGCAATTTGGACAAGTCACTTTTGTCTCATACATTGGACCATATCCAGATACTCTTGCTGCGACAATAATAGCATTTTTGTCGCCTATTATAAGGGAACCAAGTTCTATTCTCTTGTTAACGATTATATTTCGTAACACTCTATCTAAAGCAACACCTTTTTTAATAAGTGTTCTAGAAGTTAAAATATCCTCTTCTTTTGCCGTCATATGACGAATTTCAATTGTATCATGGCCGTGGAGAGGATGCCCTTCAGGGTAAAACTTACCACCCGAAGGTAATTCCACAAACTCTGTTGGAACTACAAATGAAAATCCACCACTTGTGTCTGCGTTTTCTTGCATTACCGCTGGTGGTGGATTGCTATCTTGTTGTTGGACGCCTCCTAAGCGTTCTTTATTTCTCGACAATTTACACCTCTTATGTTATTATATAATTTTGTCTCTCAAATATCTATTATGATGATGATACCTGAAACCGTTCTGTGCCCGCTTCCTTGCTCACTGACGCCTCGTCTGTGTAAATTCTAGCCCAATCGTATTTTATTGTCACATCAAGCGTATTTAGATCGTCGGCGCCATACTCTAGTTCACCCCATTTATACTCAGATATCCAAGCATTCTGAAGTGTCCAAGTTTCTTGATCACCGCCATCGGAATCTAGTTGAGTAATATAGATTGTTCCTAAAGCATTGACAGCGCTAGCTTTTGAAACTGTGCTCATCTCGGCGTTTTCATTGGCTGGTATTGTATATTTTGATGCTACAATAATGTCCGCTAACGTTCCAGCAATGTCTGGATCGCCAGGATCAACTAAAGTCATAGTCACATCCTGCCAAGTTACATTACCCGGATAGAAAAAAGTGTGATTTAAAAATTTATGCTCTGCAGCATTAATTGTAAATCCTGGTTTTGCGCAAGTTTTCGCATACCACACCATACCACCTAGGTTTTCACAAGTTACCATAAATCGAAACTTTCTTTTCGGATCCGTGCCGCCCTCGGCAAAATTTTTAGACCAAAATGTTGACATTATTTAAAATTCTCCTTATTCTACTTTAAATAGTGTGATGGAGGAAAACCCCCATCTTTTATTCGTCAAACGACGCTCCAGTGTTCATAATCACAAAGTCAATCGCAATGTATTCAATCGCCCGTGCGGGTTTAACCATAATCTTAGCATACATAATATTTTGATCGATAAGATCGGGAGTGGTTGTTGTCTCATCGAGAATTAACTTATAATCAGTAATACCTTGTCCTACAACCATATTTGCTAAGAATGGATTAATGAGTCCTGTAAAGCTTTTCCAAGTTGCCTGAACATTTTGTTGAAACAATACTTTCGTAGCAAGAACAGAAATTTGCTTTTTCATATAAATCACCAATCTTCTCACGTTAATTCGATCGAGTGCGGATTGTTGCATCTGTAGTGTTTTTTGTCCGAAAACAACAATTCCACTTGACGGGAATGAAGCAATTGGATTGATATTCGACTCGTAAAGCTCATCTCTTTGCTTCGAAGTCAATCTCTCTGAAACACTAAGCACCGGCAATCCTGCTGCTCCCTCTGTCAAGCCGCCTCTATTAAAGCCGGCAGGGGCAAACCAAAGAGCAGATGCTTTCTCTGAACTAGCAAACACTCCCATCATTGCGACAGATGGAGGACACCACACTAGCGTACCTGTTGATTCATCTCGAACGTGAACCCAAGGATAGAAAGTACAACCATAACTTGAATTAATCTGTCTATCACGTAAAGCAGATGCCGCGTTTGTTGGAGTTGTACCTATTCTACTTGTTTTCGAAGCGTAATACTTCTCATGAGGAGGAATATAAACATTTGCAAGATCTACAAGAGCTAATGCGTCACCTCTTTCTTCGCAAACATTAATCATATGAGTAGTAAGCGAATCATTAGTAAGCCCTGGTACAGAGAGAACATTCATATTAATATATTCTGGATCTGCAACAGTGTCGATGGCGCGCTTATATGTATGATAAATGTAACTATCTTGTTCTGTAGATGTGGAGGACATCCCCAGATTGTACAAAGGATCAGGCTTCATGATATCAAAACCATCAGCACCACCCCAGAAAGGAGCAGTAAAGCGATTAATTTCAGCATTCAAAAGATTCGTATAAGATGCCGAAGTATATGAAGAGCCTCTCGTTCTAGAACCAGAGGAATGATACCAGCCGGTTGTAGTGCCTGTTTTCAAAACAATATCATCAAGAGAGAAGACATACGCGTAAGAATCAACACCTCCAATGGTTGAACTTGTCGGATCATCTGGGAAATTTGCATATAAAGGCCGGTGCATATCTGCTATGCTTGGGTCTGATATAGTCGTGGCGGCAGTTCTTCTAGAAGAAAATCCATAATGTGCGTCACTAACTAAGCTTAACCCGCCATCAGTTCCTGAAACTCTCAGTGTATTCGTTGGGAAATTGAGAGAAGCCGTAAGCGCCAGCTCTATAGCTGATTGAGCATATGTGTAAGACTCGGTTGGCTGTATCGCACCTGAGATAAAGACCGCGGGTTCTCCTGTGGGTTGAGCTGCCGATCCAGTTGCAAAACTAGCAGTTAACGCTATGCCATTGCCAGCTGCAACCGCTTGATGGTTTCCATACGCTTGAACATCAACAATATTAGTATACTTAGGAGGACCAAAGTATCCGAATGGAAGCAATACAGGATCTGTGGCGCCGGCTTCTACGTCGGGATTCATTTCTACCCGAATAAATTTTGACTTATTGGGATAATCACCATATGCTTTAAGTCTCTTCTCTGTGGTATCCCAAGAAGTATATTGATCACCGATTCTTCGCGCAATAAAATTTGGAGAACGTGGATCTAATGTAAGATTGTCAAATCTCTCCATTATAACTACTGCATTATCGGTGTCGTGAAGTTTTCGAAGAACTAAGGAAAACGTACCATAATCAGTCGAAGTTGAAGTTGATTGTCGAATTTTTAAAATTGAAGCTTTAATATTCTTATGCAACCACTCTCCGTGGCCTCTTCCAATCAAGCGGAAAAGTTTTTGCTTATTAAAAGGAACGAAATCACCACTAGCGCCCATGTCTTGGCCAATGAACCAACTTGTTCTTCCTTCTTGGGATGCTTGTTGTGCCATCTGTGAAGGATCATACGTCGAAGAGCCGCTGAAAATAGGCAGAATAACTCCCTGTGCGGATCCGCTAAACACCCCTTGTTCTCTAATAAATTGCTCGAATGTCTCACCAAGCCAATGACTTTTTGCCGAAGCAGATGGGTAATAGGTGCCCCCAGCAGAACATAACTGAGGGTTTGTGTTTAATTTCTTACGAATAAAATTCTCACTATTATCATCAAAGTTAACTTTATATGTATCTATACCTTGGGCGCCGCTGGTATATATCGTCATAAGATTGTTACCATCAGTACCAATCATGGCGCCAGCAGCGGCTGTAACATTGGTAGATTCAGGGCTATTCGAATAGCCGCCCCGAATATTACCACTCAAATAAACCACACTACCGGAATTACAATATACAATAGCACCTAAAGAACCAGTGGCGCAAGCAGCAACAGTGCCGCTGTGGAATAACCACAATCCATAAGCACCACCATTATCCATCGGGTTGCGATTAGGAGTATTAGTTGTCTTCCATCCAGCATATCCACTTGTAGCATCTGTATCTTGCTGTCCGAGAAGTCGAATAAAAGTTACTGGAGCAACGCTTGATTTCAAAAATGCTTTTGCAGCATACGTGCCATACATCGGAGACTGATAATTACCATTACGATAAACATCTCCCCCTCCGTACCCAGGAACGGTATCTCCGAACATTGTAATAAAATCTGAATATGATTCTACTTTTATAGGCTGCATCGCCAAGCCACGAGTAGAACGGCCGATAATACATGGGCCAATGGCTTCAGGTTTTTTTGGAATAAAAGAATTATCAATCTCGTTGATAAACACTCCAGGAGATACAAATTTAAAATTTTTAACTGACATATTGTGAATTCCTCATTATTAAATCACTTAAACGATAGTGCAATCAAGAATAAATAGTATTTCTATTCTCAAAACGCTCTTCTTCAAGGAAGAAAAATATCATCATTACCTTCAGGAACTACTCTCTCTGAAGGGAATGTTATTTCTACTACGTTTTCATCCACTCTTATAATAGGTCTATCGTCATTTTCACCCTCGCCTATTAAATAACCCAATATTTTAATGGTAACTTCAGAACTAAACATTCTTACTTCTTCTGCAAGATTATTAACATTATTACTATGTGTGAATCCTTGATCAACGAACCCCTCATACAGATGTCCGTTTCTTCTCATTACAAACGCATTAATTTGTCCTGTTCTCGCAATAAAAGGCGCCAACAAATCATTCATTTGTTGTTGGTATTCAGTTTTGAGGCTAATTTTATATTCCACATTCACATACACAGGAATAGGAATTGACACACTCTGTATGACAATTTTTTTATTTACTCTTGGGGAATAACGCTGCGGGGAACCATCGCCATTAACTTTATTCTGAGAACGTACATTTCCAGCTACAGCAAAGTTCCTTGTTTTGTCTTGAACTATTCTTTTTGCTATAACCATGCGGCCGGTTCTGCCATTTTTATCCTTTGAATATACATGCGCTTGATATCCTCCCTTTCTAGTTGGATCTTTTGTGATGCCAGTTCTTTCTATTGATATCAGGGGAAGTTTTAATGCACCAGAATCATCTCTCAAATCCTTATTGTGTTTGATTTGATATGCTCTCTCGGGCGCCTGCCATAGCACAGGTACTTTCTTCCATCCTTCACTTGTTCTAGCGCTCATATTTAAATCTTCTTTTAACCACAACATTATAGAATAATCGATAGTTTCAATGGTAGATGCTAGCATCCCCACTTCACCAAGATGATATTCACCCGGTGGCATCATAGCAAAATCAAAATTATCAGGTAGCATCGAATAGTCCCTTCCTTGCTCGCTTACAAATCGCAGATATCTCAAATATACTATTAACTTGTCCGAACAATTGTTTATTTTGAGACAACTTAATTATCTCATAATAATTATCGCCATATAAAACAAAATCACCCTCACGGACATATAAATCTTGATCTTCTTCTAATCTTCTCTTATGAAAATGTACATTTATCTCCCAAGACTTATCAATCCCTGCGTTCTCCATATACGTTGTTGAAGAGTCAGTAAACTCAACTAACGCATAAACACGAATTGGGGACAAATATGTTTTTTCTATTGCTTCTCCATATAGTTCGTGAAAATTCGTCGTCTCCATATCGATAGAATAATAAAGTACTT